GAGTGTACGCAATTGCGGCGCTTACGATCCTAAATGTAAATATGGATAGCGTGGCTCGCAAGTTTTATGCTAACATGGAAAAGCATAAATTGCCAAATGCGGAAGAAGCTGATAAACCCCATCCTTTAGCGGGTGGTAAAAAAGCTATTCGCAGGGGTGGCTTTGCAAACAACTGGCGCTGAGGGATCATGGCTAATCTTTTTAACGAAAACGAAGCACCAGAAGGCGAACCACTAAAAATCGTTGTTGGCGATTTTATTCAGTGGAAGAAGTCATCCCTTGCAGAGACATATCCTCCTGCACTTTATTCGGCTAACTATGTTGCGCGGATTACTGCTGGCGGCGCAACTGAGGTACAAATAGCAGCTACTGAAACAAGTAGCTATTATTTGTTTACGGTCAGTAGCGCAACATCTGCTGCCTTTGTTTCAGGCTTTTATCATTGGCAACTTGAAGTCACACAAACCTCTAGCGGCAACAGAATTGTAGTTGAGCGCGGCGAGTTTGAATTTGTTCAAGACCTTGACAACAATGGCGCTGATCCACGCAGCCATGCTGAGATTATGCTGGATAAGATTCAGTCACTTCTACAAGGCCGTGCAGACAAGGATGTATCATCTTACTCTATTCAGGGACGCTCCATTGCCAAGATGTCCGTAGTGGACCTATTGCAGTGGCGTGATTATTATCGCAAGGAAGTTTTAAAGGAGCGGCGCGATAACGCCATTTCTCTTGGGAAGCCGACTAAGACCACAATGAAGGTGCGTTTCATATGAGTTTGTGGCGTGAAGCACTGGGCCTACCCCAGAAAAAGAACAAAGTTGCAAAGCGCAATTATCACGCTGCGAACACAGGTCGGCTCTTTGCCGACTTTATGGCGTCCAGCCGTAGCCCCGACAGTGAACTGCGTCCTGATCTTGTTCTTATGCGTAACCGCTCACGCGAATTGGCGCGGAATGATGTTTATGTTAAGCGTTTTTTAAACTTGCTGAAGACCAACGTGGTTGGCGAAAAGGGCATGACCCTGCAAGTTAAGGCGCGGAATACCAACGGATCACTGGATGCTATTGGCAACCAGATTATTGAGGACAGCTTTTATCAGTTTGCATTGAAGGGCAACTGCACGGCAGATGGTCGCCTAAGCTGGATCGACTTGCAGAAGTATGTGATGGAAGCCACCGCCCGTGACGGTGAAGCATTCTTGCAGATTGTCCGCAACCGCTCGTTTATTCACGGCATTGCATTTCACCCTATTGAATCTGACCAGATTGATGAGCAGAAGAACGAAAAACTGCGTAACGGACGCGAAATCCGCATGGGCATTGAGGTCGATGAAATGCAGCGCCCTGTTGCTTACTGGGTGAAGAAGCGTCACCCTGGCGATTCAGAATTTTCTGCGATATCCATGAATGTTTCAGATCGGATTGACGCTAAGAATATCATTCACGTTTACGATCCGCTTCGCGCTGGTCAGACACGGGGTGAGCCTTGGATGTCACCAGCCATAAGCCAGTTGAAGATGCTGAACGCTCACCGTGAGGCTGAGTTGGTCGCATCGCGTATGGCTGCGTCCAAGATGGGCTTCTTTACCTCAGACACTGGCGAAGATGCACCAGCCGACGATTACGACAACACTGTCCCAATCATTGATGCTGAACCAGGCACGTTCCATCAATTGCCAAACGGCGTTGACTTTAAGCCATTCGATCCGTCGCACCCAGCAACTGCCTTTTCTGATTTTCAGAAGGGCATCATTCGTGGCATCGCATCTGGCCTTGGAGTTTCCTACGCTGCTTTGTCGAACGATCTGGAGGGGACATCCTACAGTTCGATCCGCCAGGGCGCATTGGAAGAGCGCGATTCATACAAGATGATGCAGCAGTTCTTGATGGAGCATTTCGTCATCCCTGCTTACAACACTTGGCTGCTGCACGTTATGGAGTTTGGTTTGATACCAATTCCGGCTTCACGCTTTGACAAGTTTTCTTCGGCGTCAAGTTTCCGCGCCCGTGGCTGGCAGTGGGTCGATCCTCAGAAGGAAATTAACGCAGCAGTCACAGCTATGCACAATGGTGTTATGTCGATGCAGGATGTTGCTGGTCAGTATGGCCGCGATGTTGAAGAAACATTTAGCCAGTGGCAGCGTGACAAAGAAATGGCTGATGCCTTTGGACTTGAACTGTCATTCTTCCCGTTTGGTGGCAATGAGGCTACTAAGGGCGTAGATGAGCCAGAACCGACTGTTTGATTATTGCGTAATTTGGTGTTATTGTTTCGCTGAAACGCTTTTTGGAGCAATTTATGTCAGAAGTTGAAGAACGCGCCACAATAAAGGTCGAGATAGAAATCGACACTGAAGATCATCCTGAAGTGGAGATGGTTGAAGATGTGGTTGAAGAAACAGTTGATGTTCCTGAAGAGGATCGCTCTGCTTCGGTAGAAGTGCTTCATCGCGCTATTCACATGCAGCCAAAAGCGATCTCGGAAGAGAAGCGCACTGTTGAAATTGCCGTATCTTCTGAACTGGCGGTTGACCGTTCGTTTGGTCGTGAAATATTGGTCCACGAAAGCCAAGCCATTGATATGGGCTTTGTAGCTTCGGGCCGTGCGCCGCTGCTTCTGGACCATGATCCAGAAAAGCAGATTGGCGTTATTGAATCCGTGGAACTTAATGAGGACCGTGTTCTTCGAGCCAAAGTCAGGTTCGGACGCTCGGCACTTGCTCAGGAAGTTTTTCAGGACGTTGTCGATGGTATCCGGTCGAATGTTTCGGTGGGCTATCGCGTCAACAAAATGGAGCGATCCACGACGAATAAGGACGAGTACCTTGTTCGCTCTTGGTCGCCTCTTGAGGTATCTGTCGTTTCTATTCCTGCTGACCCGTCAGTTGGCGTGGGTCGTAGCGCGGCTGCTCTCGAACCCCAACCTAAAGTTGAACCATCCATCAAAAAGGAAGTCAAAATGACTGACGAAGTAAATATGGATGCGGTTCGGGCTGAAGCTGCTGAAGCTGCTGCCAAGAACGCATCTGCAATCATCGAACTCGCCGCCCGTCACAACAAGCGTGATCTTGGCGACGCAGCCCTCCGTTCGGGCAAGAGCATTGAGCAATTCCGCGGTGAACTGCTTGACGTAATTGGTTCGGACACGCCGCTTGCAAACGAAAACATTGGTCTGACGAAAAAAGAAATCCGTCAGTTCTCGGTTGTTCGTGCAATTGCTGCTCTCGCAAACCCAAGTGACCGTCGCCTTCGCGAAGCCGCTGCATTCGAGTTTGAAGTCTCGGAAGCCGCTGCACAGCGTTATGGCCGTGGCGCACAGGGCGTTATGCTCCCAACCGACATTCTCGGCGTCTGGAAGCGTGACCTGAACACCAGCGATGACAACGAAATCGTTGCAACGAATCTGCTTGCAAACGAGTTCATTGACGTTCTGCGTAACGCATCGTCGGTAATGCAAGCTGGTGCGCGTATGCTCCCAGGTCTGCAAGGCAACGTAGCAATCCCTAAAAAGACTGCTGCTTCTTCTTCTGGCTGGATCAGCACAGAAGGCGGCGCTGCATCTGAGTCGGAACCAACCTTTGGTACTGTCTCGCTAGCTCCAAAGAACATTGGTGCATTCACCGACATGACCCGTCAGTTGATCCTTCAATCGACTCCTGCCATTGAGCAGTTGGTCCGTGACGATTTGACACAGGCTCTGGCCTTGGCAATCGACAAGGGCGCATTGGAAGGTTCGGGATCGTCCGGTCAGCCAACAGGTATCTTGAACACCTCCGGTGTTAACAAGCCAACCGCGTTTGCTGCTGCTGTACCAACGTTCGCTGAAATGGTTGCGATGGAAACTGCTGTTGCAGAAGACAACGCTCTGTTCGGCAACTTGGCCTACATCACGGACGCAGCCACTTACGGCGGTCTGAAGACGAAGAGCAAAGACACTGGTTCAGGCATGTTCGTTCTCGAAAACGGTCAAGCTAACGGTTACAACGTAATCCGCACTCAGCAGTCAACTGCTGGTAACGTTTACTTCGGTAACTTCGCTGACTGCTTGATCGGCATGTGGGGTGGACTTGACCTGACGGTTGATCCATACACTGCATCGACAAGTGGAACCGTCCGCATTGTTGCGCTTCAAACTGTTGACGTTGCAGTACGCCACGCAGTTTCGTTCGCATACAACAACGACACGGTATAAGAAATGTTGGGGACCGGGATTTGGAAGTCATCTCGGTCCCCGACTTCTTTGGAGAATAACATGCAATACAAGTGCATTCGTGGCGTAGTAACATCGCAAGGTCCACTTAATGAGGGTGACGTTGCTACCCTTCCGCATGGCGAGGCTCTAGTGCTTATCGCTGACAAGAAGATTGAAATCTTTGAGGCGGTCCGCGTAGCCGAAGCCCCAAAGGTTGAGCATCGTGATCCTGTAATCAAGCGCAGTCCTAAGAATGGGCGTTGAGTCTGCCGCTGATATTCTCGATTTCTTCGAACTCGACGATTTTGCAGATACTGCCACTTACACACCAGTAGGTGGCAGTGCTGTTTCTGTGAACGGTATCTTTGATGCTCCACAGGCCAGCCGTGGCGCAACAGACTTGATGGACATCACAATTCCATCACCACAGTTTGTCTGCCGCACCGCTGATGTAGCCTCGGCTGCTGATGGCGATGAAATTATCATTAGGTCTGTGGCTTACAACGTGCGCGTTGTACTGACAGACGGAACTGGTGTATCGACGCTTATACTCGAAAAGGTTTAACATGGCGCACGTTCGGCAGCAGATCAGGGATTATGTTGCCACTCTGCTGGTGAACTTTATCTACGACAGGTTTGGCATTGTAATTCAGGATCGTTTTAGCAATAATCTTACAGCCAGAGGGTCTGGGGATTTGCTTTCTACAGGAACATTGTACAAGTTTCGTCGTTATGCGCTTGATGAAGATAAGCTACCCGCGCTGATTGTTTACACCACTACTGATTTATCTCGGCTTGCAACCATAGGCCAGCGGACGATGACACACGACCTTGAGTTAAGGGTGGACATCATAAACAAGGGATCAAGTGTTAGCATATTTGAGAACATTGAGCAGTTTTCAGCGGAATTAATACACGCTGTTGAGGATGATTTTGATTTAGGCGGATTGGCGAAAAGCTGTGTGCTGGCAAGTTCAGACTTTGACGTTGAAACTGGCGGCGAGAAAGCTATCGGTTCCGGCAAGATGATATTCAACGTGCAGTATACAACCGCCATAAATAATTCTCAGGTGTCGATCTAATGGCGCATATGAACCAACAGATCAGGGATCGGGTGGCTACCGTCATTGGTGCTTTGCCTTTCTTTTCTGGCCGCGTCTACAAGATGCGCTCCTATGCCCTGGATGAGGCAAAACTGCCAGCGGCAGTGGTTTACACCAACAGCCAATCGTCTTCGCTGGTCAGCATAGGCTTTAGGACACTTCAAGGCTCACTTAATCTGACGGTGGATATTCACATCAAGGGTTCCAGTGCGACGATAGTAAATGAAATAGATGATGCCTGTGTTCTAATTGAAGATGCCATTGGCTCTGATTTCTCACTGAACGGATTAGTTAAGAGTTGCGTTTTGACTGAAACCGACGTAGACATTAACGTCGAAGGCGAAAAGCCAACGGCCTCTGCTCGGTTGTCTTACGTTGCTGAATATGTTACATCCATAGCTGATGTGGAGACACCAAGATGAAGATGGTCAAAGTTTACAACAAAGCTGGTGATGAAATACTTGCCTGTGAGGTTGATCTGGCACACTATCAGTCTAAGGGCTGGGATGTTAAGAAGGCTGCAAAGCCAAAGGTTCAAGCAGAGAAAGTCGAGGAGTCTGAGTAATGGCTACGCATACTGGCAGTGAAGGAACGCTCAAGGTTGGTGCGAACACCATCGCAGAGATTCGCTCCTACTCTTTGGAAGAAACCGCTGATACCGTCGAAGATACTTCGATGGGTGATAGCTACCGTAGCTTTAAAACGACACTGAAGGGCTGGTCAGGCTCCGTTGATGTATTCTGGGATGAGACTGACACCTTGGGCCAAGGTGGCCTTGTGGTCGGCGCTGAAGCGACAATTAACGTATTTCCAGAAGGTGCGTCGGCTGGCGTATCTGAAAAGTACTACACCGGAACGGCAATTGTGACAGGCAAGACGATCACTGGCAGCTTTGACGGTATGGTGGAATCAACAATCACGCTTCAAGGCACTGGTGCTTTGACTGAAGCAACACTGGCGTAAGGATAAGACATGGCTACCCATACTGGTTCAGAAGGCACAGTTCGCGTTGGCTCGACCAACAACGTGCTTGAAATTC